TTCTAAATCTGAGTCAGACTCTAGGTTTTTGAGTAAAACGGATAATCTATCAGATTTAACCAACGTAGCGCAAGCTAGATCAAATCTATCCGTGTATTCTAAATCTGAGTCAGACTCTAGGTTCTTGAACCTTAGTGGGGGGGTTTTAACAGGTAAGCTTACTCTAGATGGAGACCCTGTAGATTCGTTACATGCCGCTACAAAACAATTTGTAGATGACTCCGTATCAAATAGGGTATTAGGGGTTACAAGTATTTCCCAAATTGCAAACTCAGATGCCCCTGTAGGGTCTATGTTTAACTTAAGTTTAGGAGACAGGTCTGGAATCTTCGATGTCGTCTCTGGAAACTTCTCTGTTGAAGTGTCTAAGGATAGTGCTCAAGGTATCTATATCGCTTTATCTGACGACCCCTCTGCTACTTCAAAAGTAGCTAAGAGAAGGTTTAGTGGGTTTTGTGACCTTCGCTGGTTCGGAGCCTCCTTTGACGGAAGTGATGAAACATCTCTAGTTAATATGGCTATTAGTTTAGAGGATAATATTCTACTAGCAGGCGGGGGTACGTTGGGCATAAGTGCAGCAAGCCCGACTTCTGGAATTATCGCAAAAGATAACTTGACTATCGCTTTTGAACCGGGCACTAAAATAGCTGCCATAACCGGAAATGCTACAGAGTATTTTATCATTAGAGTAGTATCTAATGATAATGTTACAATTATAAACCCACACATTGTTGGGGATAGGGAGACAAATACAGCCCTTGTTGGTGAGAAAGGTCATTTGATATTTGTCTACGAATCTTCTAACGTCAGGGTGCTTGGAGTAAATCAAGGTCTTCTAGAAAAGGCATACGGAGATGGTTTGTATATTGGAGGGGATTCTACAGAATCTGTAAATTGTTATGTATCAAATATAATTTGTGATAATAACAGAAGACAAGGGTTGTCTGTGACTGCTGCAAAAAACCTTATTGTGAGAGACTCTCAATTTAATAATACAAATGGCACAGCCCCTGAGTTTGGAATTGATGTAGAGCCTAACAATGGTAATGTCAAACTTCAAAGCATTGTATTTGAAAATTGCTCGGCAGGTCTTAATGCTGGAAGTAATTTTGGGGTTCTTGCCGTAAACCAAAACTCTGCCGCAGATATAACCTTCTCAAATTGCTCTAGTTATGGTCTCTCTGGATACACTATCAGGGACTGTTCAGGTGCCGGTATTGTTAAATTTAATAATTGTACTACTAACCAAAGTACCTACCCTTCTGTGGTAATCAACAACGTTACTTTACCCGTTAAAGGGGATATTATTATTACAGACCCAGCTCCTGCAAACCCTACAAATTCTTTTGATGGAGCCTTAACAGTGCTGACTGGCCCTGTATCCAACTTAGATTTAACAATAGATGTGACTGTTTTTAATCAAACACCTAACTCTGCACTTTTCATTCAAGCCGATTCAGGTTTGATTGAAGGCTTTATTAATATCTTAGGCAACCTTGTGGGAGACAAGTTGGTTAATAAAAACACTTCAACGGCCTTAGACTTGCAAGTTAGTTTTAAGAAACCTAGGGTAGTTAATAAGACTACAAGTGTTACCAACTCTCAGTTCCGTTCTGAAAGACTCTGGTTTAGCCAATTTACAAATACTGGTGCAACTGGAAGTGTCCTTCATCAACTATCCTCTGAAGCTAATTTCAAGGGACACAGGTTATCCGCAAAAGTAACTACAGCACAATCTTTAGGATTTTCTGTACTTTTAGGTGGGGTTTTCTTCCCCGGAAGTGGAACGCAACTGTATTCAAACCAAGTTGGGGCTTATGTTGAAATTGAATTCAATGGTTCAAACTGGGAGATTACAAAACAAGTTGGCACATGGACTGTTGCCTAAATATGTTATAAATTGAGGTGAAATATGGGATTAGCTGAAGGCTTAATTCTTAGACTGATTATCGCTATTGCTGCTGCTATCTTAGGTCTTATCGCAACTTGGTTTGTGTTAAGAACCTTCGATGCTTCTGGCGATATTGATTTCAAAAAAGCTTTCGATAAAATGGAAAGTGACCCTAAAGCAATTGCCAGTTATTATGGTATGAGATTTATTGGTGTTGCATTCCTTATCGGATTTATTATTGGTAAAGCTGTAGGCTTCTAAGGAGGTCTACATGCTTAAATATCTGAAACAAGCACTTCTACTTTTAGGAGTGCTTATACTACTTTCTTTCGCTACACCATCTGAAGCTATTTCAAATCGCTATGACGATTCCTTTCAAAGATGGTCAGCATATTACCTACCTAATGTTCCTTGGTATTGGTTAAAAGCCCAATGCTGGCAGGAATCCAGATTAAAACCAGAAGCAGTTTCACCAGTCGGAGCCAAAGGTGTGTGCCAATTCATGCCTCCAACTTGGAAAGATATGCAAAATAAACTTGGTTTCGATGGTGACCCTTTCATACCAGATTTAAATATTCAAGCTGCTGCATCTTATATGAGTCAACTAAGAGGTACTTGGGATAGAAGACAAAGAACTTCTGTTCAAGTTCACTCATTAGCTTTAGCTTCTTATAATGCTGGTACAGGTAATATTCTAAAAGCTCAGAAGGTTAGTGGAAATAAGAGACTCTGGTGTGAGATACAACCGTATCTTTCAGAAGTGACTGGACACCATAGTAAAGAAACTACACATTATGTAGAGGTTATTTGGAAATATGTTCAAGAACTTACTAGGTACTCTGGCGTCTCCATTGACTAAGTATATGGGTATTGCCATTCTGGTTCTACTTACTGCGTTAGGAGGTGCTTTGTACCTGTCATACAAATTTTATGGAGACAAGGCAGCGGCAGAGGTTGTGAATGAACAACTAGAAGTTGTTGTAGAAGAAGAAAGGAAGCAAACAGAAAAGGCGGTAGAGAGTGCGGCTGTTATCAACAAAGCAGTATCAAACGTAAGGAAAGGTGAGAAGGAAATCGACAAGGCTTCTGAGAAGCTTCAGGAACAACTTTCTAAACATAGCCCTACCCAACCTACAGGAGACTTAAAAAATGAAGCAGAGAGCGTTACAGACTATTGTAATGATTTTATCACTGATGATGATCTCAGGTTGCTTCGGAAGGGGCACTGTCTTACAGACGGAGACCCAAGTGATTGCTATTGAGGAAGCTTTAAGCCAACCCTGTAGCATCAATCAATTCCCAGATGTTACTCACTTATCCCAACAAGAAAGAGTTAATACTCTTAAAAAGGAGTATTTAAAATCTCTCGGAGCGATAGGTAAGTGTGAGTTACAAAGAAGGGAAGGTCTGAATGCAACCAAAGAATTAAAACAACTATACACTAAATAATTTGGAGGATAAAATGACCGACCAAAGGAAGTCTTGGTTATCAAATATACTAACGTCAATCATAACTTCTCTCGCAGTTTTGGCCGGTGCTTGGTTTGCATTTCAAGGGGATGCAAGTAATGCAGATGCTAAGAGATTGGAATCTGCGTTTCAAAGGATTGAATATCTTGAGACAGAAATGAGACAACAACAAGCCAATTCTAATACTAAGATTATTGAATTGACTAGCCAAGTTTTCAGATTACAAAGCCAATTAGACAAAGATTTGAACATAGTAGATATGTTTGAACAGTTTATGGATAATATGCCGTTTGAAGCTTGGCTTAAAGAAGTTCATCTGACTGAAAAGGGTGTTACTGAATTCAGAATGCTCTTAATCAATAAACGTTATGAATTTAACTACGGAGTTAGCCGAAGTAGATATGAAGGTGAGACAGATAGTGAAATCTGGGGAAGTGAAGTTGCTAAAGCTTTCCGAGAAAATGATTTAAAAGTTCTAGCTACAAAATCTAGTCTGGTAACTTATGAGACTTATCCATCCAAAGTTTCTAATGGATTCCAAACAACAAAAGGGACTGTTACGAAAATGGTGGTTAAGATGTATCTTGAATTAATTGATGGCAAGCAAATGATATTTGGTATGGCTATCGATATGCCTCAAAAACAATAAATCCTCACACAAAATTACCCCGGAGACCTTCGCAAGTCTTCCGGGGCTTTTTATTAGTCTTCTAAAGTAGATTTAGGACATTCTAACGAATGCTTCACAGCTTCAAACCCACCAATTAACTCTCCGTCTAGGAAGACTTGAGGTACAGTTTTAAAGCGTTTTTCTTTAAACATCTTCTGAGCTTCAACATCATTTTCGAGATTGATGTATTCAAACTCTTTACCGTGTTGTGTTAGAAGTTCTTTCACTCTATCACACCAAGGACATACGGAAGTTCCATAAACTTTATACATTATTTACTCCTTTCTCAGACAAGTTCTACAAAGGCAGCTACTATGTTCGCTTGAGATAATTTTAGCAGGCTCTTGCATACACCAACAAGTAGATGCTGATTTACCTTCCTCCATAACACACTTATTCCATTTACCACATTTAGGACATTTAGCTCTCGTATCTAATTGTCTCATTATGTTTACTCTTACGTCCATTTCTAAGCTACCCCATTTAATTATTTCATCGATAGTTCTAAAACAGCCTATACAAAGTGTGCCACGTAAATGACACACTCTATTGCAAGGACTTTCAATTTTCAACATTTTTTAACCACAAATAAAGCTTCAAAATTTCCTCCTTACTTGCAGTGCTTTTCATCATATTAGCTTTATTACTTATAATCGCTATGTTATCTTTAGTATATCCTTTATCTGGATTAAGCCTGTCCACAGAATAAGTCCAATAGTGATCACCATAAATAAAAGGTTTATCAAAAACCGGACATTTTTCTGGTAACACTATATCTTCCAACGTTAAGGTAAATGGGATTCCCTTACTTTTAGCCCTAGCCTTCAATCTGTTTAAGATTCTTTTCTCAATAGAGGTGTTCAACCAAGATTGTTCAGACCTCTTACAAGACAGGCACCTACTTGTATCGTATCCAGACACAGTACCTTTATGTTTGCTAAAACATTTTGTTCCTTTTATCCTGCCACACTTTTTACATTGTAGTGTTGAGTTTTCAGGTACTTCACTTCTTCTGGATAACCTACCTCGTAACTCGATTCCACGCTCTTTAAGTGCTTTATAGAAGATATAAGTGGTTAAAGGAGGGGAAGAAACTCCCCTCGCTTCTGTAACACTAAATCCTTTAAGATACATCTCAACAGCTTGGTCTATCTTAGAACTCAACGCTACAAGCACCCCCTGCACAGGCTACCGCTCCCATAGTATCGACCTCTACAAACTTCTTCTCTCCTAGTTCTTGAGTAAAATCTACTTTTTCCAAGTTTCTAGTGATTGTTTCCCATTTATGCAGGTTATAACAATCTTTCAAGCAGTTTGTCATTTCAATAGCGTTACCGTCAAAGTAGTTTTTAGCAAACTTTTTAGCTCTGCGTACCCAATCCCTCATAAGAAGGTGATCAGAATTCTCTGCATCAAGCTCCATACCCCAACCGCAAACAGTGTCACAAGCTGTCCAAAGATTACCATTGAAAGCGTGAAGACCATCAACAATAAGACCAGAAGCAAACATAGCTGCTGAGCCATACTTGTCAAGAATCTCTTGCGCTGTAAATACTTCAGTGAAAGGCGCTTGCGGATAAGCTTTATCACCAAAAGCAGACAATAAAGAGATTCCTGCAAACCAAGCACGGTTATCATAAATGTATTGTTCGACTTCATCCCAATCATCCACAGTAATAGTATTGGATACGTTATGTCTTAACCTAGGGTCAGTACAAAGCTCCACATTAGTTCCATATTCAACCCAATATTGTTGAGCAAGCTTAACATATTCAAGTTGTTTGACTCCCATTAGAGATTCTTTGTAGATACTACCTTCATCACTTTCGATTGGGAAGCTGACTACTTTATCTGTGCCTGTAGAAGACCAAACACTCTTTTCAACCATTTTCGGGTTAAAACTTTCAATAACACTTAGAACGTCATCTTGATCATTCATCTGAACGTTTCTGAAGTATCTTTTAGAGTGTTCTCCATGGATACCCGAAGAAGTCCCTAGCAGAACAGAAGCGTTTCCGCTCGGCTTAACGCAGCAAGTCCTAGCAGCTTGGTTTATTCCAAGCATCTCAGCTACTTTCTTATTCCAATGATTGACAGTGTTAGCTCCATCAATCATATTTTGCTTATCGAAAAGAATCTCAGGGTTATTCATCCAACCTGTGATAGAGACTCCAATCAAAGCTTCACGCTCTACAATCTCTCTAGAGGCTTCTGACAGGTATTTGAAGTCAGTATAGCCTGCCTGTAGGGTTCCTAGGATAGAAGCCGCCTTACAAGCTCTCAGGAAGTCCTCAACGGTATTACAAGAAGCTCCTGAAATTTCACAAAGGTTACATGCTTGGAAGCCGCTACGACCATCTTCAGTCACAGGGAGCTTACCAATTTCGCATACCACAAACAGTATCAAGTATACTTCTGTTCGTAGTCTGGACTGTCGCATACACGATTCATAGTGCCCTTCTCGCTCAGTCTCTCAGGCTGCACAGCTTTCGCTTGCTTGTTTCCTGTCGCCTTATACTCGGCTTCCAAGTCAATCAGAGAAGGTTTTACTTGCGCCTGTTAGTGGCTAACGCAAGGATTGAAAGTAAACTCAAGGTTGTCAGTAAAGATAAAGCCGGGTTCACCTACTTGCTTAACCGACTCCATGATATGCGCCCATTCTTCTCTGGTAAGCTCGTCTCTTAGAAGCATTACTGAGTTGTTTGATCGACCACGTTGAGGGTTATCAACAAACCAACTACCAGTTTTAGCGTTAAGCATATCTTCGTCATCTTTGCTGAACAAACAGATGGTTGCAGAACGTCTTACACCACCGGAGAGTACAGCGTCAGCCATGTGCATGATGAAATCATAAGCCACAATAGGTCTGATTTTAGTTTCGCCATTTGCAATCTCTCTGTTTAAAAGGTCTTCACATTTCTGTAAAGATTGTCTTAACCCATCTGGCCCCGGAGCTTTAAAACCACCACTTATCTCAGAACCTTTAGGTCTGATCTTTGTAAAGTCAAAAGCTACGTGACAGCCTTTATATTCGGGGAAGGGAGCGTTATCTTCGTAGTAAGAAGATAGAAGAACTCCAAAGGCATCTGCCCAACCCTCAATAGTGTCTGGAACAACAAACACTTTAGATTTCTTATCGTATCTTTTTACGATACCGGGAAGTTTATCAATATGGTGTTTCTGTACTGAGAAACCTACACCGGCACCACAAAGTAGTAGATACATAGTTTCTTGAAAAGCTTCAGGGCGGTTGATATGAGTAGAAACACAGTTGTACATTCTAGCAACGTGTTTAAATATCTGTTCACCGCCAAATTGTAAAGCTCTCTGTGCGCCTAGCACTCTCTTTTCTTTATAAGCATCTTCTGCATATTGAATAAGAGCTTCAAGTTCTGGTGTCATTACATCTGCATATTTCTCTCTATGCATGTTCATGACACGCTCTACAGCTTCTTCCCAAGTTTCATATCTGTTTTCATTTTCGAGCCAACGAGAGTATCCCATAAAGAATTTTGACTCGGCCATCATATCTTTTGCTAACAATTTATTATTCTCCGTCAAATGCGTTTTTAATTTTCTCAATATAATCGGATTCAGAACGTCTACTCATACGTCTCATATCCTCTTTCATAAATATATCGTCAGTAGAGTATAGATAAGCATTGATAGAAGCTGCGCCAGTACGTCTCCATTCAAAATCAGTGCGTTCACTACCTTCTACACGATAACAATCAACTACTTGATTTCTAAGATTCCTGTGTTGACACTTAACGATTTCATAAGGTCTTGTAATATCGACACCATTTGTATAGAGAATCTTAGCAAACTGAGTAGGTTCAGGTTGAGGTTCAACCCAATCATCAAGTAGTTGCAAATCTGAAAAGCTTAGGTACATAAAGTTCATGTATTTTGTTTCTCCGTAATTCTGTTGAAAAGTCGTCTCCAAATATACCCACGAATAATGGAAATGAAAGTGAAAATGATTGTTATTCCCATATTCTCCTGAAACGTGGTATCTACATTATATATTGGAGCGATTAAAAAACTCCAGACCAGCAGCGATAGCAGCCAGCCTGAAGTTGTATTAAGTATCTGTTCTATAATAGAGTGTTTCTTACTCTGGCTCATAGTCCCAACAAGTATGTTCATCAATAAGCTGACGATGCTGTACCCATCCGAAGAAATTACCAGAGAAATATCCTAATCTTTTATTATAACCTGACACACCCATACTGTCAAGGTCAGTCTCATCATCCATCGGATAAGCTTGATGCTCAAACGGTGAAGCATGTACAGGCTTACTTTCAACAAGCATTTGATAAATCTTCAATGCCTTCTCAACACTATTGTCAGTCAGACGATAACTTACTTGAGCGCAACATGAGGCTGAGACTTTGATTGCGTCCTCTAAAGATAGATGTTTCTCAAATTGCTGACCATTTTCCTGCTGTTCATGTAAGAAATAATACGACTGACCTACAAAATCTCTACCTAAACTTACGTAAGGCAAATGCCACTCCCCATTAAAAATCAGATTAGGTTTAGACTTCTCCCTAGCTTCCCACATACAAGCAGCAAGCTCTTTAATCTCTGGTTGAGCATCTTTATGATTACGCAGCCAGAAAAAGTTATCGTACTCGGTAGCTGTACAGACTACTTTAATGAACTGGAAAGGTTCTAGTAGTCGGTTAACGATTTGTTTGTGATAGCCTGCTTCATGGAATCTGTCAGCGTAAGCTATAGCCATATCCCTAGCCATATCCCACCAATCTTCTCTGCTGAATTCAACTCCATACTCTGCGACAAAATTATTACACTCATTATCAGCCTGCATACCTTTCTGGTGAGCGCCCCAATGAATAGGCATTGCGGTGTTATTCTTAATATGCTCAATCATTTTGGGTACAGGAATTGCACGACTACTTGCAGCATTACGACTGAATAGCCGGTGCGTCATGAATTCGCTGTGGCAAAACCTTGGGTAATCTAATTCAAATGTCGTTATTCTTTTTCCAGAAGGTGAAACACTGTCTGCTACAATAGTCGCTGAAATACCACCTTTACCTTCAATTTTCACCATATTTGTTAATCTCCTGTAAAATCAATCTTGCAAAGTTTTCGGGAATAATGTCTTCGTTCTTGTGAACCATTTTAATCAATTTAGTTCCCGACACTTCAATAAATTCCCGACTGTCACCTTCAAAGTTTTCTGAACCTTGTCCTACAAATTGGACAATGTAGACGTTTTCCCTACCAAACTTATCTGCGATAGGGGTAGCTTCTTCAACAAAACCTGAGTCAGTGAACACAACACCACGTTCAAAATCACCTACGTTAATAGATTGTGCTGACTTCTTACCGAAGAAGGTCTCACCAAAATTTGGCTTAATAACATCTTCACTTACATGGATTAGAAAGCCTCTAGGGCTCATTCCGTAGAATAACTCACTAGGTTTTTCTTTCAAGTCTCTGTTATTACAATACTCTAAGAACTCGGAGTATTTCTCACACCTGCTCAGTGGGAAGGAGCATTCGTAGAGGGCCGTTTTAAAAGCCCTCAACTCACAACCAGTGATATTCTTCAAACATCTTCCAATTGTATCCTTGCCAGCACCTTTAGGAGCATTTAGGAGTACAATCTTACGTTTCACTAGCTGAATCCTCCCAATTCTTAACGTTCTCTGCAATTTCTTCCATAATATCACCGAACGTTGCTTTTTCAAAACCTTTTGGTTTCAACATCTTACCATCGGACTTTCGAATAACAGCGTAGTATTCTGAACCATCCTCAAGAACAGTCAAGCGTACAAAGGTCTCGACAGATTTTTCTGTATAGAACTGTACGGTCTCGTTAGCTTCTTCTGCGGTCTTGTGGAACTTCTCAAGGTTCTTATCGCAAACACGATCAAGAACTTTGTCAATAGGGACTCCTGCAAGCTGAAGCTTTTGATAGAGACCAATAGCGGTAACCATAATATCGGCTACCTCGCTAATGTACTTTTCAAGGTTCTGATCGATAGCTTCATCGTGAGCTTCTTGAGATTCCTCAAGCACAAGCTCAGTCTGATTACGAACATAGTTCCAGAATTCCTCTGTATCCGGTTTAGGTACTTCGTGACCAATCAGAACATTCAACAAATGAATTTTACTATAGGGTGTTGACATTTAACCTCCTGCTACGTTTGTTAGGGTGTTGGACATTTCTTCTTTACTTTTCAAGTTTACTCTACCTCTGTTCCAGTGTCCACATTCTTTACACTGATATGCATCAAAAACTGATAGGTTGGTAGAAACTGTACCATTCTTCTCAAGATTAGTGGATGCACATACAGTACAAGCCTTTTCACTAGAAGCTGAGTAGTTTGCTACGTTTACGTGTGTAGAATACCACGGAGCAATCTTCTTGTAAAGTTTTTCAAGTAAAACAACATCGTACACATTATAGTCAAGCATTTCCTCGAAAGCTTTGGCTTCCTTATTCATACACCTTGCCCAAAGGCTGAAGCCGCCTGTATCTACTTTGTTACCGATATTCAGGTACTCACAAACACTGTCAAGACGGTTTGAAGGGAACCTGAACTTGTTTTTCAGAATCTTCAAGGTATCTACAGTCTTGTATGGTTTTGGCGGTGTAAAGCCGTGGTAGACCATCCTAGCATTCAATGTTGGAAGGTCGAACCTATCTCCATTGTGAGCGATAACAATATCAGCTTCTTCAAGCATTTCATAGATAGAGGCAATCAAAGGCTGATCATCTTCTGCCATAAGGTTCTCAGGATAGTAATGCAATGAGTCTGAAGCTACGGTATCCTCTCCAAGCCATTTAGCAGCCCAAGTCAAGACATAACCTTCTTGCATTACTTGGTTTTGCCCAATATTCTCCTTGAAACGTTTCCAAACCCAAGCTAGAGTTGGTGCAGTTTCAATGTCAAGAACCAGAATCTTAGCTTTAGGTTCATTCTTCTTTGTCAAGAGTCTTTTACAAATATCTCCAACAGTTGATTTTGGAATACCTGTCAGTTTGGAAATAGCTCTCTGACTATAACCCTTAACTCTTAGTTCTGAAACAATCTTTTCATTTGCAGTCATATTTATCCTCTTTCTGTAAACGTATATGAAACGCGAGGGTTCTCTTTATCAACCTCAGTTTCCTCTAACACTTCGATCTTTATGAACGAGTCGTTGTCATCCACCAAAACTCCAAGTTCTGTCAAGGCATCATAAAGATACTTTGTACTTACAGAGATAAAGTTATGTTTGTCTGACCTTCTGTTACTTTGTTTGTATAACTTCGCTGTAACATCTACAGGCTTTTCAAATTTAACATCAATTTGTTCAGAGTCTTCAAGATATTTTTTAACATATTCTTTAAAGAGCTTCTTTGCCTGATTTTGTTCTTGGTAGTGTGCGTTTCTTACATAATTCAAATTTAATCTGAACTTCTTAGGTTCTTTAGTTTTCCTAGGGAGTAGTATCACTAAAGGACATTCTATCTTTAATGTTTTACACACGATGTTTTTCCCTTATTCTTTCTTCGGTGGTTGCCATCTATCCCCCTTTATTCTCTGCATGTGGAGTAAGTCAGCTTGCTCTTTAATCAATTCATCGATAGTTTTATTGTATTCCTTACCGTTCCAACCAATGTACTTGTAAGTTTCTGTTTCTGGATTCCAACCTTCCTGCTCAGAATACCAAGCATGGTAGACTTCATAACAGCGTTCATACAGCTCCCTAGGAGTCGTACAGTCGGCTAGGAGTGCAGCAGCACCTTTCTCACCAATAGTTGCATTCTTACGCACCTTGTATTTAGCAGCAACGGCTTTAGACAATCCTTCACAACCGGGAATGTTATCGACAGTCTTATCACCTTTCAGAAGTTGTTCGTAAAACCCACGGTTAGCCTCGTCCATGGTGACAAGCTCAGGCTCAGTGCTTTTATCCAAGTTGAAGTGGTAGCCGGGAGTGTTTCTAAGGTCTTTATCGATAGACACACAAACTGTAGTAGGCTCCTTCGGATTAGCAAGATAGCCTCTAAAAGCAATTACCGAACATGCATCATCTGCTTCATTACCATCAACAACAATAGCTCCATGCGTCTTAATAGCGTAATCTCTTACATGATAAAACCAGTGAGGTTTACTAACATCTTCACGATTACCTTTGTATTTCAGAACAGTGGCTACATCTGCTCTATAGTTATTCTTACCTGTCAAATAAATCTTGTAATTCTTAGCCTTGAGTTTATTTTTAATCGCTTTAATCTGCAAGTCGAAAGCATTTAAGGCTTCTTCAAGTTCAAAGATTTCAGGTCTAGGTTTAATTTCATATAATGTGGTGTCAATCATAAAGAATTCTGATTGATCTTCTAAGTATCCTTTAGCCTCTTTTGCATATTCAAAAGTCTCTCCTGTAAACTCACCATCTTCATAAACATCGTAAAAAACGTGTTGAGCTACACAGGCAGAACGATACACAAGAATATCACCATCAATTGCTACAGTATCTAGCATATTTTCTCCTGTACAAAAAGAAAGGGGCAGCACAAGGCCGCCCCAATATCTTAGTGAATTTTAGTAATCAGAATCATCAGGGTCGAACGGAGCGTCATCGTCGTCACCTGCATCTGCACCGAAGTCTTCATCACCACCAGTGTCTTGACTTTCATCTACACTGTAGTCTTCTGCGTCAACAACTTCACCAAGTTCGTCAACACTATCGGCAGCTTGATACTCAATCAATTCATCAACACGGACTGCTTTAAGTTTTGCAAATGTTCCGTATGAGTTTGAAATCACATCGTACATGACACAACCAACAGAACCATTACTTACCAGTTTTTTCTTAGTAATGTCTGCCAGAAGCGGCTTACCATCTTTCTCACCAATCTTCTCAAAAACCTTGACACGGTATTTAGGGTCAAAAGGTTTTAGACGACCAGTTTCTTTGTCTTTGTAGTGAGTGTCTTTCTTGATCTTCACAACAAACTGTTCATCTTGCTCAGGATAAGGAGGGTCAATTTTGAAAATCTCCTTAAACTCATCGTTATCAAACTCTTTTGGAGGTTGTTTCTTAAACTGCTTCTTCCAAGCTTTCGCTTCTTTCTCACTCAGAACACAGTCAACAGTCCACTCGGTATTTTGTGGCCCCTCAGTTTGGTATTTCTGAGCGGGTTGTTGTACTTTTACATAAGCCAGAACTACATCTTTCAATACTGCCATAATTTGCTATTCTCCTATTTGCTATTTAATTTTGCTATTACTTAGATTTCGGCTTTTTAGATTTGCCTTTAGGTTTACCATACATGGTTGCATGACTTTGGACTTTTCGCGCCCTTGCGTAGAGTTGAGCAAAACGCTTTCTCTCAGATTTAGTCATGTTCTTCAGTGATTCCGCACACTCAGGAATGATAGTTTCTTTACGACCATCTTCCCTAGTTACTGTGATCGGAGTCGTTTGAACTGGTGTAAGCTTGTCATCCATTTCCGGTGTAAGCCAGCCAGAGACGTTCTCAGGCTTTTTCAGACGGTAGGCAGTGCTACCCCCTTGCTTATCGTTTGGATGGCGCTTGCTGTGGCGCTCAAGCCTTGCCTTGCGATTCTTTGCAGCTTTGCTCGGGTAAGAACCGTAGTAGTTCTTTTGAGCGTTACCGTTACGACCTGTTTTTCCTGCCATAGTGTTTTCCTCCTATTGTTTCCACACTGTATTGATATATTATCGTGAGAATCTATCGGTGTCAACCCCCACGATAAAAATTTTTAATCATTTTAATGACATTGAGCCCACGTAGTCCCTAAATCATAGTCAGCAGCCAACTTGACACGGAAGTTGTAGTATTCCCCTGCTTCTTCCATAGTCTCAGCAAACGTCTGACCAACGATTGACCAACCACGTTGGTATTTGTCACCTACTTTATGTACGTTACTGAGGACTTTACCTTCAAGAGTGAAAGCCTTAGCCTCGTCTTCTGTATCAAACTCATAAATATCAACAAGTTCAGGACTTACCTGCCACTGAGTCTCGTCGTGGTAATGCATCATCTGAGAGGCTTTAATCTCAGAGTCACGGAAAGGATTGCTATACAAACCCTTCTCACGAAGTTTACGCATATACAAGACCATCTGACGCTTCATTACGATAGCGCCTGTACTTTGGAACAGAACGTTCAACAGGGAGTGTTCTGAGCGAGTCATAAGTTTACGACCGTCGATACCCTTGATGAATACTTTACGTCCTTTAGTCTTCCAGTAAGTTGCTACACGTTCTTTAAGAATCTTGAGAGGCAAAGAAGCATCCCAAAAGTCTTCGAAGATTTTCTCAGCTTCAGCAATACTACAACCGAGAGTCTTAGCGATTTTCTTAACCTGAGCCCCGTAAGTTGTGGCATATTTTAGAGTCTTGGCTGTATCTCGGTCTACACCCATCTTCTTAGCGTTAACTGTGTGAATATCGTTAGGCTTCTCAGAAATCAAAGCTGTAGCGTATTCCTCACCACCTTCAAATTGCTTAGTGAAGTGAGCCTCAACCCTAGCCTCTAGTCCGGCAGCGTCCGAACCAATCTGATATTGCCCTTTAGGGACTCCAAACAATGCACGAATATACTCACCGTATGTGCTAGATACCCTAGGTACGTTGGCAACATCTTTATGTGTATATCTGAATGTGTTCGTACCAGCGGTATCAGCCGGTGTTGATATACGACCATCAAGATATATACGTTCATTGTTCAACCATCCTGTACCTTTCTCAGACTTAACAGCATTACGTCTATGTCTATAAGTCAACCAGAGAACCAGATCACCAATCCAATCAAACTTCTCACCAAGCTCTACAAGGTTTGGACAGATTTGTTTATCTGTGCCAACAGTCAGAGACGGTGTTGATAGAACACGTAAAGGCTTATCTCTGTCGTGTTTCATCAACTTACTTTTTAACTTGCTTACATCAATTTTTAGATGCTTCAAACGAGCAGTCATATACTCGCTGTTAAGTGTTTGCTCAATATACCTATCGCAAGCTTCTCGGTATTTAACGAAAGAGTGTTTACGCTTATCTGAGTTAACAGTTAAGTCCTTTTCTTTCCAAGCTGTAGGCTCCCAACCAGACTTGATCAAGTATTGCTTAATAGCATCTTGATCAGCAAGCTTCATAGGCTCTGTTTCCAGAATAGGTTCCTGAGCCATAGGCAATTGCCAGACTTTTCCAAAACCTTTTACAATCCAGTCATCGTAATCATCCCTTTCACACTCCAACCCATGCCTTTCAATGAAGTTGATCATATGGCTTGAAAGTTCACCATTTTTCTTTGTCTGGATTTTAGGAGGTACATAACGCTTGGCTGTGGTCTTAGTCATAGGTTTTGGTGGAAGCAGAGGTTCGATCTTCTGTTCAATCTCTAGCATCTTCTTATCTAAATCTTCAACACACCACTCAGCAAGCTCAATATTGAAATTGAAGCCAAAGTGACTTTGAATAGTCACATAATACCGGATAGTTTGCTCAAGCCAGAAAGCTTCACTCCAATTCCAATTACGCCACTCTTGAATAATCAAATGCTTGTAAACTTCATGGTTCAAGTTAACGTCCTGAACACAGTATTTAAGCATTCTCTCAGAGTATTCAGACCAATCTGTTTGTTTACCAAAGTCGTCTTTAGGGAATGACAGTCGGTCACCCCAAGCTTCAAGACCATGGCCACCCATGCGGTCTGGATTCAATAGCTTGCTCAAAACAAGCGTATCACAAATCTCAACTTCCTTACCGTCAATTCGGAAAGGGTCAACATCGAACTTCAAGCCAAAGACAAGCTCAATAACAAGCAAGTCATAGTCAATGATATTATGTCCAATAACCTTCGTACACTTCTTAAAGAACTCAGGGAAATCCCAAAGGTTCTCCGGTGTAAACTTGTACAACATTCCTTTCAAGTCTTTAGCGACAATACAATGAACAGCAAATGTTGGCTTAAGCTTAAAAGGGTATTGACTGTAATCTAGGCTTGTATAGTCTAAAAGACCTGTAGCCTCTACATCAAATACTATTTCCATCTTACTAACTCCCTAGTTTCTCTAGTCGTGTTCAGATATATCAGCTACCTAAATTAATAGGTAGCGTCTACATCATCTAAATTTTCTTGGGTGTAAGCACCAAGAACACCAAAGTCTTCTTCATCTTCTGAATAATCACCCTCAGGGTCAAATCCTTCCTCAAGTCTTGAAGTTTGGTTATTATAGAACCACCAACCAGCAGGGCCAGTGTTACCAGTTCTACGTGCTTTACTTACAACAACTTTGGTTGTGTTTCTAACTCTTTCGTCAGGGTTCTCTTTATCACGCATTAGTAGGATATTGATCATACCAACTTGGAAAATAGAGCCTGAACCTTTAATGTCTTCTTCGTGAATATCAGCACCAGTAGAGTTAGCCTTAGCTCCTGAACCACTCTTACGAACGTGAGCTACGTTAATGTGAATGATCTTCTCACGCTTCACAAAGCGTAGTAGCCATGACATAAACTCATCCATACCTTCGTTCTGTTTTCCGCTCAGAGCGAGTGTCAGAGGGTCTAGGATGATGCCTTTACAGTCACAACCACGTACCATGTACTCAATCTTGTTTTTCAAGTCTTCATCACAAACATCACCTTGGTGGTCTAGGATGATGAACCTGTCTTCACCATTTGGCAAAGTAGTCAATTCATGGTAAGCTTTCTTGAATTTCTCTGTCTGATAAAATTCACGCTTTTCTTCGTCATCCATGTTAGCAAGCTTAACATTCAGATGCACACTCATTAGGTTCTCAATCAATTCCCCCATATCACTCTCAAGAGGGATTACACCAATCTTGTGTGTTGAATTGAAAACGAAATGATAAAGAAACTCGTTAACAACTGTAGTTTTACCTACGGAACTTGCCGCAACGATATTGATGATTTCCCCAAAAGCAAAACCACCGTTCATCATCTGTTGTAATCTACTTGCGAAATGTGGTAGTGGCAGTTTTACCCAATTAGCTCTTTCCATAAGAGCATCATAGGTTTGACTACTACCTACAACACCAGCAGGTGTATACTTACCGTGCTGTGCAGCTTTCCAGAAAGCATTGTACAGTTCATCTTCCAATTCATCCTTAACATAATCACAAGGGTCATTCAGTCTTAGGTCTGCAATATGGGCTTGTCCCGGCTTAAGTAGCTTAGCTACCTTCTGTGCAGCTTCCTGACCTGCCTTATCATTGTCAAGCATGATGATAACTTTTTCAAAAGAAGTTACCCAATCATAGTTTTCTTTGACCTGTTTATCTGTCGATGGTTCCCCGGTTACCGGAGACACAACTGGTGTGTCAAACTTAGGATTCTTTGCAATCATAGTTTGCTTCATTGCCAGAGCGTCTTCTTCACCACCTACAATGATCAAGAATTTACCACCTTTAGGATAAAGGCTTTGACCAAACATTTCACAACTGTTTTTTACTTTACCAATAGAACGAAAATGTTTAGGGTCTTTCTTTGGAACGGTTAGGTTCCTAATCTTATACCCAACAATCTCCCCTTCCTCTGTTACAGGGTAGTAACGTTTAATAGGCTTACCGGATGGGTCTAACTCTGTTCGAACTTGATAAAGTTCATTGATGGGTTTCTTAAGCTTTCTTCTTCGATCACCACGAATAGAAAGTTCAAGTACAGCTTCTAATTCATCTACCACTTCTTCT